GTCCGGGGTGATCTGCACCTCGGTCGGCTCGACGCCCGCGGCCCGCACTGCCTTCACGGCGCGGGTCACGTCGCGCTGAGAGAAGGTTGCACGGGCGCGGGCGGTCATCGCTGGTGCCTCACCCGTCGAGGCGAACGCGGGCGGTGGCGGCCGTGGCGCCGGCAGCCTCGATCACGACACCGATGCGGGCGCCACTGGTGAGCGGCGCGAGCCGCTTCTGCCCGGCGTTCCACTGCACGGCAGCACCCACCGCATAGGCGTCGGTGGTCGCTTCCTTGGGCAGCTCGAAGACACCGGCGACGGCCAGCTCGACGGCCGCGCCGGACGCCGCGTCGGTCGAAGCCACGCCGAACAGGGCGCCGATCTGCACGCCCTCGCCCGATGCCACGGCCGCGGGCGCCGCCACGCGGATCACGTTGCCGGGCTGAATGAAGTTCTTCATGGGTCAGAGTCCCTTGCTGGTGCTGAACCGGATGGTTGTCACCCGCGGTGCGCCGCGGGCCTCGGCAATGCGCCTTTCGAGGTCCGCCAGCGCGGTCCGCATCTCGGCGTCGCTGGCGTAGGTCACTTCCTCGGTCTCGGTCTTCACGGTGCGCACGCCCGCATAGCGGGCGCGCAGCAGAGCGTCGCGCATGGCCTCCATGTCGGCGAGGCTGTGCGCCATGGCTTAGGCCCCTGCGTTGGTGAGCCAGCCGCGCCAGTCCACGAAACCCGCGCCGAAGTCGAGGCGGACTTTGATCTGCACGCCGTCCACTTCGAAGCCGTTCCGGCTTTCGATCTGCGGGCCGGGCGCGCCTTCAAGGTACGCGTATTCGAGCCCGTCGATTTCCGAAGCCGCGGCGGTGACGTACCAGCGGGTCGCACTGGCGAGGCGCGGCTCCACGACAAGCTGGAACTTGCCGGAGAACACGTTCACATCGTCGAGGCGCGCGGGCGCGAGGGTGGCGAGCACGGCCTCGGCTGCGGTTTCCAACTCCGGCGGCACCAGCACAAAGCGCGGGGTGACGCTGATCGGCTGGCCGGACAGGCCCGTCTGGCGCCGCATCAGCCGGCGCGCCTCGGAGAGCGTCGTCATGCTCGGCGCACCGACCGTGCCGATGTTGCCGTGGTCGGCATGGAACAGCCGCTTGCCGTCCGCCATCGTCGGTCCGAGGCCGGAGCCCTGCACCAGCAGGTCGGTGAGGAACTTCGCCTCGAACTCGGCGCAGGCCACGCCGAGGCGCCCGGACAGGTCGGTGAAGGCGCCGAGGTCGTCGTTGATAATCGCCTGCCGGCTGACGCCAATGATCCGGCCGAAGGTGCCCACGGCATAGGTTTCCTCCGCCTCGGCCATGGTGCCGCTCTTGAACTCGCCATTCTCGCCCACCGGCTCCGGCAGCGGCGCCTCGCCGAGCTGCAAGCGCCGCTTGGCACGGAAGTCGCGGGCGGTGGTGGCCTTCGCCAGCGCCTTCACACCGGCCGGGGCGGCGGCGTAGCTGGCGCGCAGCGTGCGGCCCACCGTGTCGCCGAGGATCAGGGAGAAGTCGGACGTGGTGTGCAAGGCACGGGTGATGACGGCCGCAGCCGACAGGCCCGTGGTCGAGACGCCCGCGCGCCGGAGAATGTCGCGGCCGATCTCCGGCATGGTGAGCCCGTAGAACTGCCGGGCCTCCGGCGCGAGCTGGTGCGCGGGGTTGGCGCGGGCATAGAGCGCCTCGCCGATCCGGGCGCTGCGCACCGCGGGGTCATCGTGATCCATGCCCACGGTCGCCCGCGTCGTGCGCAGCGGCGTCGCGCTGCGGCGGCGCAGGGCGTCGAGCGCGGCGGCACGCTCGGCCGCGGGGTCCGGCGCGTCGTCGCCCTCGGCCGGCTCGGCCATCTCGCCAGCCCACGGGGCGGCAAGGCCCGCGATCTGCGCGAGGGCGCGCACCTCGGCCGATTCCTCGGCGCGGGTGCGGGTGGTGGTCTCGGCCGGGGCGGCCGCGGTCGGTTCGGGCATGGCTTGCCTCACGGTTGCGCCGGGATCGGCGGGGATGGGGACGAGAGAAAGTTCGATGGGTGTCCAAGCGGCGGCGACCATGACGCGGGCGCCGTTCTCGGCACGCTCTTCGCGCCAGCTCGCGACGGTGTAGCCGAGGCTGACGCCGCGAAGGTGCCCGGCCTCGATATCGGCGAGCACCTCGTCGCCGTCCGCCCGCTCGGTCACCTGAAGCAACACGATCAGGGCGCCGTCTTCGATCCGCGCGGCGACCACGCTGCCGAGAACATCGCGGCGCGAGCCCTGCCGGTGCGCGTCGAGCACCGGGGCCCCCACCAGCCGAGACAGGTCTGCCCCGGCGAGGTCGAGCACCTCGGTATAGGGGCCGCGGGCGTCGCGCCGGGCGACGGGGGCGCCGGTGCTGGCGACGGCCTCCACCGTCCGCGCGGTGCGGTCGAGGGTGGCCGGGCGCAGGGACAGGGCCGCGGCGGTCATCAGTAGAGCGCCACGATGCCGGCGGCCGTGGTGCCGGTCGCGAGCACGCGGTGCGGCGCCATCGGGAGCATCACGTTGTCGCCCACGGGGAACGTCGCAATCTCGCCATCGGCGCCGCGCAGCACGAGATTGCCGCCGGTGCCGATCCACAGCGCCCGCGGCTTCTCGGCGAGGTCCACCGTGTCGGACGGTGTTACCGGCGCCCACCGATCCACGCTCACCAGCGGGTTGCCGGAACGTTCCAGCCGGAAAAGGTCATCGATCATTCGCGGTCCTCTCGCTCATCGGGCGGGGTCATGGTCTGACGGGGGCGCGCGGGGGCGCGGGCCGCGTCGTCGGCAATTTCGCGGTCGAGCTGCGCCACGTCCCACCCACGGGCGGCGACGGCTTCGCGACGGCTCATCAGGCCCGCGTCTATCGCGGCGACGGTGGCTTGGACTTCCTTGACCGGATCGACCCATCCCCAGCCGGGCGTGATCCATCGCGCGGCGAGGAAGGCGTCGGGATCCTCGGCGAGGCCCGCGGCATCGATCCGGCCGGCGAGGGCCTCGGTCGCGAGCCACCGCTGCCAGACGGGGCGGCAGAACTGCCGGATGATAACGTGGTGCTGGATTGCCTCGATCCGGCGCCGGAACTCGATCAGCGCGGCGCGGGCGCTGGAATAGTTGCTGCCGGAATAGTCCCCGGTGAGCTGTTCGAAGGTCACGCCCACACCGGCCGCGACGGCGCGCAGCACGATCCGCATGAACTCGTTGGCCTCGGCGCCGATCGCGGGCGGGTCGCTGAACTTCACGTCCTGTCCGGGGCCGAGAACCTTGACGGTGCCCGGCTCCAAGCCGCCGTCGAGCACGCTGCCGGACTGGTCGCCTTCGAAGCCGCCGGCGCCGCCTTCCTGATCGGTGACGAAGCCCGCGAGCATGGCGCCGATTTGCTGGCGCACAATCTGGGCATCCATCGCCTTGTCGAGTTCCGAGAGCGGCACCAGCACGGGCGCCAGCCACGACAGGCCGCGCACCTGGCCGGGATAGGTCGGGCGGAAGAGATGCAGCACGTCCTCGGCGGGCACGCGAACCGGGGTGATCGCGGTGGCGAAGGGCAGGTCCGGGGACTCCGGCAGGATGTGATAGGCGACGCGGCGCCCGCGGCCGTCCAGCTCGACGCCCGCCACGATCCGCGCCCCGTCGCCGAGGTCGCGGTGCAGGCTCGCGTCCACCTGTTCGGCCGGGATCAGGCGAACGGTGGTGCGGCCTTCGTCGTCGGTCTCTTGGCGCGCGAAGCACTCGCCGTCGCGCACCATCGCCAGCGCGGCAAGGTACTGAACCCCTTGAAAATCGCTCATGCCGGTTGCGTCGGCGCTGTCGGCCCACCGCTCGAAAGCCTCGGCGATGCCCGGCCGGTCGGACACGGCCTTGATGCCACTGCCCACCAGCGCGGCGGCGAGCACCTCGCATGCAGCGCGGGCATGGGGGTTGTTCTCGTAGGCGTAGCGGGCGCGGGCGCGCAGCGTCGCTGCGGCGGCAAGCCCGCCCGTCACCGGCGCGGGCGTGGTCGGCGCATCCTTCCACCGGCGCCCGCCCCCGGCCGCGTCCCAGCTCCGGCGCTGCGGCGCCGGGGCCGGTGCGAGGAAGGCGGCAAGGGCGCGGGTCAGGCGGGTCATTCGGCGGTTTCGCTGTCGCGGTCGTGCTGTTCGCCCTCGAAGAAGTCCAGCACGCGCCTGTGCAGGGCGTCGAGAGCGACCACTGCGGAAACATCGCGCCGCTCATCGGCAAGACGCGCCGCGAGTTCGTGGCCGGGGATCGTGGTCCAGCTGAAGAGCGCCCGGTCCTGTGTGTCATCGTCGGGCGTATCACCCGCGCCCACGGCCGAGACATGGGCCTTGACGTCCGCCTCGGGGTCGGTCTCCGGCTCGGGCGTCGCATGGGCCGCGTAGAAGCGCGCGATCTTGGGCGCGAGCCGTCCAATGGAGATGACGAAGAATGCGGCATGGTCGCGGGTGTCGCCTGCTGCCGGCAAGAAGAGAACCGGGTCGAGCACCGCAGCCCCTGCCACCTGCCGGGGCACGCCGATATCCAGAAGGCGGATCATGAGCGCCAGCCGGAAGGCTTCCCGCGTCGTGATGCGGGCGGGTCGGCCGGGGCCGGGGCGCCCGGCTTCCAGCCTGATGAAGTCGTTGCGGATCAGCTGCTGCACCCGCTGGCGGTTCAACCCGAACGAGTCGCAGAAGCGGTAGAGTTCGCAGGAAAGCATGGCTGTCCCCCATGAGAGCGGTTGAGCAACCACTCTCACGATTAGAGCGGTTACGCAACCACTTTCTCATTGAGCCCCTACACCGCCCCCTTGGCCTCCGCAGCGGCGGCGAAGGCGGCGCGAAGGTCGTTGCCTGTCAGCAAGTCGTCGTCGGAAGGTCGTTCGGCCGCAGGAAGCATCTGCGCGACGGCCCTCATGACAAGAAACATGATGCGGTTCGAAGTATACTCCAATTCTTCGTGCCACTTCGGACTGTAACGCTGCCAAGCCGGGCCATCAATATCCCATAGAAACCGAAGGTGCGCCAGAACACCGGCCGGTGTCGTCGCAACTTCGCTCATGACTTGCTCGAAAGCTTCATCCAAAGCCTGATGAAGTTCATCATCAAAATCGACCTTCACTTCATTGCACCAGCGAGCATTGACACGCGCCTCGGCAAGCATCGAGCGCGTCACCAGCTCGGGAACCGGATCAGCAGGGAACGGGGTCGAGCCCGCCACGGCGAGGGCGGGCAAGGCGCTAGCGGTCGCGCCGATGAGGGCGCGGCGGGTCATCGCGGTCATATCGGTTGCTCCGATGAGGTGTGATTGATACAGTTGGATCATACACAGTGATCTAACTAGATCAAGCCTCATGGTTTCCCCGGATCAGCTTCGCGCAGCGCGCGCCCTCTTGGGTCTATCGCAACCGGCTGTTGCCGAAGCTGCTGGCGTGTCCGTCATCACTCTCAAGCGCGCGGAAGGATCGGCAAAGCCGGCGGCGTCGGCCGAAGCGGTCACCGCTATCCGCTCTGCCCTCGAATCGGCCGGCGTAGAGTTCACGAACGGGGATGCGCCGGGCGTCCGGCTGCGCCCGCGCGGCTAATCAGGGGGGCGGCAGCCTCTTAAGCGCCGCCCCCCTGTGCAAGGTCACGGGCGGCAGAAGGAGAGGCGCCCGCCCTTGCTGCCGGTGTTTCTGGGCACCGCCGGCTGGCCCTCTCGGCGGCATGACACGCCGAGTCCCGAAAACTCATCTCCCCAGCCACCGCGAGCGAATCACCCGCGGGCGCGGCGGCGCCGGTGCCGGCGCGGGGCCGGGGGCGTCGCGCAGCGGCGCCTCGGCGATCCGCGCGGCCTCTTCGTCAAGGTGCAGCCCCATCGCCTTCAGCCCCCACAGCGCGGCCGTCGCGTACACGGTGCAGTCGAGGGCCTCGTTGCGGATGCCGGGCGCCCGCGGCTCCCAGCGCCGCACCGGGCGGCCGTGCTGGTAGCGGGTGACGACGCGCTCGGCCGCGAACTGCGCGAACCACTGCGCGTCCAGTTCGGCCGAGAAGCGGATCGCGGCGGGGCCGGGCGGGGCGGCGAGCCGGGCGGCGAGCTGATCCTTCAGCGTGTCGGTGCCGATCACCGCGATAGGGGCGCCGCCCTTCGCCTTGGTCAGGCGCCGCGGCCATGGCGGGGCACCGGGCGTGCTGGCGCCCTTCACGCCCCAGACGCGGCGACCAAGGCGCGAGCGCACGAACTCATAGGCGGCGGCAGTGTGGCGCCCGCCGGTGTCGAGGCAGGCCGCGCGCAGCATCAGGTCCGGCAGCGCGCGGGCGTGCCGCCACGGCCGCAGCAGCAGGGCGTCGAGGTCCGACCACAGCGCCGGGCCGGACGGGTCGCCCCACAGCACGCGGTGGTCGAGGATGAACGCCTGTTCGCCCGCGCCCCAGCCGACGAACGTCGCCTCGATCCGGTCGCCCTGGCAATCGATGCCGGCGGTGATCAGCGCCACGTCTGGCGGCAGCAGCTCGCCCCAGCTCTCGCGCCGGGCGGCGAGGCCCTCGGCGTCGAGCGCCTCGCCGCCGCGGTCTTCCCATGTCTCGGCCAGATAGGTGTTGCACCACACCTTGAGGCGCGCAGGGTCGCGCTGCGCGGCCGCATGGGCCTCGGCGACGGCCGCCCAAGGTTCGAATGGGCTGTAGAGGCTGTTAAGATGGAAGCCCGCGGTGCGGCCGTCGCCCGGTGCGGTGGCGACCCACTCGCCAGCCGCCAGAAGGCGCGGCTTGTCGCGTTCCTCCATCACGCCGCCGCAGCTCGGGCAGCTCATGAAGGCGAGGTCGCGGCGCCCTTCCGGCCAGTGCAGGTGCACCCATTCGAGGGCGTGGCGGTGATCGCAGTGCGGGCACGCGATCAGGAACCGGCGCTGGTCGCTTTCGAGATAGGCCGCTTCGATCCGCGACGCGCCCTTCAGCGTCGGCGTCGATACCATCAAGATCTTGCGCTTGCCGCGGAAGGTGGCGGTGCGCTTCACGGCGAGGTCCACCGGGTCGCCTTCGCCTTCCGCATCGGCGGGGTATCCGTCCACCTCGTCTAGGAACAGATAGCGGGCGGGGGTCGAGCGCAGGCCGGCGGCGCTGTTGGCGCCGGTCATCCACAGGGCGCCGCCCGCGAAGGCTTTCGAGTAGGCGGTGTTCGTGCTGTCCCTCGCCCGCGGCGGCGCGATGCGGCTGCGCAGTTCGGGGGTGCTCTCCACCATCGGATCGATGCGGGTCCGGGTGTTCCTCCGCACCATGTCGAGGCTCGGCATCACCAGCAAGGCGAGGCCCGGCGCGTTGGCGATGATGTAGGCGAGCCAATTGAGCCCGGCCTCGGTGCCGCCGAGCTGCGCGCCCTTCTGGAACACGACGCGCTCGAAAGGCGAGCCGGTGCTCAGGGCGTCCATGATGCCACGAAGGTAGGGGGTGCGGTCGGTCCGCCAGCGGCCCGGCTCGGCAGACTCGGGGGGCAGGATGCGATGCAGGTCCGCCCATGCCGAGACGGTGATCTGCGGCTCGGGGGCAAGGCCCCGGCGCCAAGCCGCGTCCACCAAGGCGAGGGCCTCAGTCGTCATCGGCGATCAGCGGGGTATCGGCCCGCTCGGCGAGATGCTCGCGCACCAGGCGGTCGAGGGCGACGAAGGCGGCGGCGGGGTCGGCGCCGA